GGCTTCTACGTGGGTAGACCAGACTGTAAAGAAGGTTACAAACAAGTAACAGCAAGTACGAATCATTAAAGACTGGTTGATGATAACTTGTTGCACTTAAGGGAGAGTGAGAGTTATACTCTTTTGTACTCTCCCGTACATATAAACATAGCAAAGAAAGGAAATGAATACTATGAAAAAAATTGGAATTGTTTCAACTTATATTGAGGAATTCGATGTATATGTTAATACTTATATGACATTAAGTGAGGTAGAATTAATTGCTAAAAAGATGATGTTGGGTAAAACTTATGCCGAAGAAATTTTAATCCGCGACAATCTTATTGTTAAATTACTTACAAATATAACGGATGAAGAAGGAGAAGATTATGATTATTTGGTAAATAGCGGCTTAATGGATAAGATATTGAATTCTATTAAGAACTTACATTTGATTGATGAATATATTAATCATGCTCGTAATACTTCTTTTGCAGTTATTACTTTTCTTAATACTTTATCTAAAAATTTAGATAAGTATGGTAAAAAATTACCTTCAACTACAGAGTTAAAAGGAATGTTAAAAGAAATCAAAGATATTGAATTACCTTTGAAAAATAATTAAGGAGGTAATATTATGCCAACAGCTAAGAACGCGGCTGAATTTTATGGGATGTTTAATGAACCAGTTCATAAAGCAGTTGAATACACAATGGATAAAATATTAACTAATTACAAACATCTTATTAATCAGATTGTTTATGGAAGAAGCCCAGAAAAATATGAAAGAACATATGAATTTCTTGAATCTTGGGAAGCTAAATCCAATAAAACAAGACAGGGCGCAGTAGGAGAAATGAGCCAAAATGTATCTTTTATGAGTTATAACCCAGAAGCTTTTCAGCATGGAAGTTTGTATACTTCTTATGGAGATGTAAGAGATGAATTGGCAGGAATCATTTATCAAGGTTTAGGAGGTAATTTGTTTGGTGATGGTTGGTGGACAAATCCCCGTGACCCTTGGACACCTTTAATTCAGCAATTAAATGAAGGGAAGAAACTAAGAGAATGGTTTATTGAAGGAATGGAAAGACAAGGAATACAATGTCGTTCTGTAGGTGTAGGCCATAATATTAGTTCGTTTTGGTAAAAGAATTATGAAAAATGTAATATTAGGTTTAGATATGAGTACCCTTTCATCTGGGTACTCTGTTTTTGATTCTAAGAAAAAGTTAGTAGATTATGGAATATGGAAACAAAGTAATAAGATTTTATGGAGAGACAGATGCATAAATATGGGGAATGAACTATCTAAATTAATAGATGTTTGTTCCCCTTCTTTGATTTATTGCGAAGATACTATTCTTAGTGGCGAATGTGGAGGAAATGTTCAAACAGTTAAAATGCTTTCTGTATTACAGGGAATTGTTTTAGGTGTTTCTAATGTTCATGGAGTTGAGATAAAATTTCTTATGCCCTCTGCATGGCGTAGTGATTTAGGTGTTTATGATGGAACCAGAGAAGGTACTAAACGTCCTATTATGAAATATAAAACAATTCAAAAAGTAAATGAAATTTATGGACTTAATTTATTTTATAATTTAAATATACCTAAGTCTGTAAAGAATCAAGATGATATAGGAGATGCTATTGGCATAGTACATTCTCAACTTTTCCCAGTTGAAAATGTAAATGTAAAGAAAGGAATGGGGAGAAAAGCCAAAACAAAATAAAAAGGAGTGAGTTATTGTGGCTTTAAATAGTAGTAATTTTCAAATTCTGGTTGCGGCTACATTAGATGCCGCTAATATACAAAAACAGTTAGATACAATCTCTAAAAGATATAAAACAATAAAGATTAATTTAGATGTGGATACAACATCTTTAAATAATGCCACTAACTCATTAAATAATTGTAAACAGTCTATTACAGAAACAGGAAAAGCGGCACAAGGTACTTCTCAAAGTATTGGTGATATTGTAAGTAAAGTAACTAAATTTGGTGCGGCTACTTTAATTATAAATAAATTTAGACAAGCAATTGTTGAGGGATACGAAGCAGTAAAAGAGCTGGATGCTTCTGTAGTAGAATACAGAAAAGTATCAGAACTTACGGATTCTCAAATGGGAGGATTCATTGATAATGCTAGAGAATTAGGATTAACTGTAGCAAGAACAGCAGATGAAATGGTAGAAGCGGCTACTGAATTTAAAAAGATGGGTAATGATGATTCTACATCTTTGGAATTAGGTAGATTAGCAACTATGTTTCAAAATATTGCTGACGAAGCGATAAGTGCTGGTGATAGTGCTAGTTTTATTAATTCTCAGATGAAAGCATTTAATTTTACAGCGAATGAAGCTATTCATGTTTTGGATGCTGTTAATAAAGTTGCAAATAATTTTGCTGTATCTTCTGGTGATATATCTACAGCTTTGCCTAAAGTTGCAAGTACAATGGCATTAGCAGGTAACTCTTTTGAGGAAACTATTGGTTTACTTACGGCTGGTGCTGAAATAATTCCTAATCAAGCTTCAAGAATTGCTAGAGGTTTACGTTCTATTACTTTAAACCTTCAAGGGCTTAATGAAGATGGAGAACAAGTTGCTGGTATGGCGGCTTCTATGCAGGAAGAATTTGATAAGTTAGGTATTTCTTTATTAGACGAACAAGGTCAAATTAAAAGTACTTATGAAATTTTTAGCGAATTAGCAGAAATTTTTCCAAAGTTGGATAAGAATACACAAACATATTATGCTAGTTTAATTGGTGGTAAAACTCAGGTAGATGTAGTAACAGCTATTCTTAAAAACTTTGAAACCGCTCTTAACGCTACTGATACAGCATTGAATTCTGTTGGTTCTGCAATGGAAGAAAATGAAAAATATATGGATTCTATTCAAGGTAAGTTATCAGCTTTAAATTCTGAGTTTGAGAAATTTTGGACAGAAGGAATTAATTCAGAATTAGTAAAGCAGATAATTGAATTTGGAACAGGTGTACTTAAATTAGTAAATGATTTAGGTGGTTTACCTACGGTTCTTACTGCTGTAGTAGGCATTATAGCTACTTTAAAAGGTTATAATATAATAAATTCTTTAGCAAAAGTAGGAGGTTCTTTATCTAATGTTATAGGATTAGTAAGCGCCTTAAGAAAAGATGGTTTTTCTTTAATTGAAATATTTACTGGTTTATCTTCTAGTGCTACTGTAGCTAGTGTTGCTATTGGTGGTGTTGCGGCGGCTTTAACTATTGGTGTTGCCGCTTATTCTCATTACAAACAAGAACAAGCAAAAGCAAGAGAAGAAGCTTTAAAATCAGCAGAAGATTTTGGTACGCAAGCTAATTCTATTGCTGAACTACAGAAAAAATATAATGAAATTTGGATTTCTGAGGATGATGAAGAAACTAAGGCTAAATCGTTAGCTGAAATAAGAAAAACTTTAGCTGAACAATATGGATTTGAAAAAGAACAGTTAGATAAATTAAATGAAAGTCGTGAAGCAGGAAATCTTTTATTAAATGAGGAATCATTTGAAAAAGCCGCAGAAGCAGTTGCAAAAGCAACAGATGAAATAAAGAAAGCACAAGATTATCTTCTTAATGATACCACACTTAATTATGGTATGGATATAGGTAATAATCTAACAGATGAAGTATTTACAAAATTAGATAAAACTTTTAAAGATATATCTCAAAAAGCCGAAGGAATGATTGTAAATCTTAAAGGAACACCAGAAGAATTAGAGAAAGCTTTAGTAGAAGCTATCAATTATATGTCAGCTTTAGAAAAGCCTACTCAAAATGAAATAAATTTATTAAATCGTTTTAAAAGTGATTTAAGAAGTTTATCAGGAGAAATTGATAATTCTAATGAAACTTTAAGTAGAACACAAGAAGCTTATTTACTTAATAACGAAGCAGTTCAAACATTTCTTAAAACTAGTTATCAAAGTAAAGAAGAAATGGAAGCGGCTAAACAAGTAGTGTTGGATAGTTTGACACCTCTTGATTCTTACCGTAAAGGATTTGAAAATATTGCAGATAGTTTATTCCCAGAGTGGAGTGAAAATGCTACAGAAGAAGCGGAAAATTTAGAAGTTGAAATGAATAAAGGGGCAGAGGCCGCCGAAGAATATGCTAAAAAGATGAAAGAATTAGCAGGAAGTTTGAGTGAATGCCAAACAGCCTATGATACTTTAACCGAGGTAGCCAAAGAATATAATGAAACAGGTAATTTAAATGTTGATACTTTAGCTAAGTTATTAAAACTTAATCCAGAATTCTATCAAGCTTTATCTATGCAAGAAGGAAAGCTGGTAGTCAATACAGAACTTCTTAATCAGATGGCTCAGGAGTATGCTACAAATGCGTACAGCGCAGTAACAGCGGTAGATACCTTATCTTCTTCATTGGACGATACTGCAACGGCAGGAATGGCGGCTACTCAGCGAATTGCAGAAGCAGGAGATGCGGCTATTGAAGCAGGTCAAAAAGCTTTTGAAGGTGCAAAAGGTTTTAAGTCTCTTATAGGAAGTTTAGGAGCTTTTGCCAGTGCTTTAAAAAGTGGTATAAGCGGTGACACAGGAGACGGAACTAAAAACTATGGTCATGATTTTGATGCGCAAGTAGAAGCTTATCAAAAGAAACAACAGGATGATTTACTTGCACATTTATTTGATGGAATTTCTATAGATACAAGTGGAGGTAAGAAAAAAGGTGGAGGTGGTGGAAAAGATAGTGCTGAAAAAGCCGCTAAAGAAGCCGCCAAAGCATATAAAGAAGAATTTGAAAAACGTATCAGTGAAATTAAATTTAAATTTGATATGGGAGATGTTACTGAACTAGGTTATTGGAAAGAAGTAGATAAAATAGTTCAGGAATTTTATGCAAATAATGAAGCATATGCAGAAGAATATAGAGATTGGACAGCCAAAATACAAAAGGGAATGGTTTCTGGAACCAAAGCTAATTATAATTTAGAGAGAGATGCTTTAGAGCATAAATTAGCTATGGATTTAATTTCAGAAGAAGAATTTTATAAGGAACTTGAAAAATTAAGACAAGAGTATTATGCACAAAACCCTATTTATGCGGCTGAAAGTGAAGCTATTGAAGAAGAAATTTATGCTTTCAAGAAAAAGAAAATAAAAGATTTAGCAGAAGAACGCAAGAGACAGCGTAAAAAAGAATGGGATGAAGAAACAGATTGGTTAAATGAACAGAAGTCTCGTTATGAAACTGCATTTAATTATATTGATTCTTTAGCTCAAAAAGAGATTGATGCTCTTGAGGAACAGAAGCAAGCTATTGAAGATAAATATAATGCAGAAATAGATAAAATAAATGAAACAAACGATGCTTTGAACGATGAAATAGCTTTACAGGAAAAGTTAGAAGCTTTAGCCAAAGCTCAGAACACAAAGATTAGAGTTTATCGTGAAGGTGTAGGTTTTGTTTATGAAAATGACCAGTCTGCCGTAGATGAAGCCAAAGCCGCTCTTACACAGTATCAGAAAGAACAGGATACTAAGAAAGAGATTAAACGATTAGAAGATATTAGAGATGCTACAATCGAAAGTGTAGAGGAACAGATTGAGTATTGGGAAAAGTATAGGGATGAATGGAAAGACATGGTTAATTCCTATACAGAACAACAGAACAAACTTATTGCTGAACAGGTTTTAGGTATTTCACTTGAAGGTGAAAACTGGGAAAAACGTTTAGGAAATTTACAAGATTACGTAGATAGATATAACAGCATTCTTTCTCAATTGAAACATAGAGGAAGTTATGATGATGATGATTGGGACGATGATGATTATGATTATGGTACTGGTGGAGGTGGTGGCTCTGCTGGTGGAGGTGGCACAATTGGCCCGTCTGACCATGCTGGAAGTGGTGGACATTGGGATTCCAGTGATTCATCACATGGCCCCGGTGTAGCCGCTAATGGAACAACGACAGGCCATGGTCTTACAATGGTAGGAGAAAAAGGTAGAGAATTAAGAGTTTTAGGAAACGGAGTAAACGAAGCTGACGGTATTGTTCCTAATCATTTGACTGAGAATCTTATGAAATTAGGACAATATTCACCTAGAGAATGGATTAATGCTCTTACACACAATCCTGGTAATCAACAGTGTTCAACGCAGTATTCTTATGCGTTTGATAGTCTAGTATTACCTAATGTAACTAATGCAGATAGCTTTATTAGTGAATTGAAAAATATTAAAAATCAGGCAATTCAGATGGGAGGAAGGAGGTTTTAACCTCCCCTCTTTACATAAAAAAAAAGGAGTGAGATATTATGACAGGAAATTTTGATATAAATAAAGAATTATTGGATGCAATGAGAATTATCGCAAGACAAGAAATAGAAAAATGTAATAGAGATATTACAAAAACTGCTAGAGTAATAGCGGTAAATACTGATAAAACAGTTAAAATAGAAATGGATGGAAAACAATATGATAATATTCCTAATTATAATGGGACTACTTTAACAACTAATGATATTGTAAAAGTAACTTATCCTCAAGGACAGACAAGTAATATGTATATATCTGGAGGGGGGCGTTTAATAATATTGGGTATAACTGATTATGGAATTTTGCAATTAAAATCAGAATTTTCAAATCCTAGTAGTCCAGAAGGTTCGCAAATTTCATTTCATGGAATGGGTGGAGATACAGGAAAAGGTCAAGATTATTTGTGTTTAGATGCTAATAATGGAGATATAAGAATATTTGGTAATTTTGGAGGGGGAGATATTGTAAAAGTGTATGCTTTTACAAATGATGGGTTATATTTTGATGGCAAGAAAATAGGGCCTTAATATAAAGGGGTGAAAAAATAAATGGTAACAAAACCAATACTTAACGCTATGATAGCGTTTGATGCTACCAATCCAGCAACGTTTACATTTTATTCTGTTGGTGGTAATCAGGTAGTAAAAAATCAGCTTACTATACGAAATAATTCTACAAATCAGATAATCTATCAAAATTCTGTAGAGACTTTTAAATTTGAGCATACTGTTCCTGGTGGGACTTTAACTAATGGAACATATTATAATGCTTCTATTATCACTTATGATGCTACAGGAGAAGCAAGTACTCCTAGTGAGCCTATACAGTTTTGGTGTTATAGCGCACCTACTTTAACTTTTACTAATATTCCTCCTACATTGATTATAAATGCTTCAAGTTTTTTATTTGAGTTTACTTATAATCAGGCACAAGGAGAATTGTTAAATTACTATTCTGTTATTTTATATAACTCAAATCATAGTGAAATAAATAACAGTGGAGAAATTTATCCTGGGGCCGGGACACCTCCGTTATCATTATCTTATTTATTAACAGGTTTTGATGATAGAACTTCTTATTATATAGAGGTAAAGGGGTATACAGTCAATGGAACTTTAGTTACTACAGGACAGACTTTGTTTACAGTAACTTATTCTAGTCCTTCTGTTTTTGGTATTTTAGGATTGACAAATGACTGTAAAGAAGGATATATTACAGGAGAATCTATTATTTCTATTATTGAAGGTGAAAGTAATCCTTCTCCACCTATATTTATCGACAATGCTACAGGTCAAGAAATTGACTTAAGAGGTGAGGGGCATTGGGTAAGATGGGTGAGCGGATTCCAGGCAAATGGAGATTTCACTGCACAATGGTGGATGCGTGACATGAATCCTGATACAGAAATCAGTTATTTTTACAATAATATAGGACAAAAAATAACCTTTACTTATAGACATGGTTATTATAGAAATGAAACTACTTTAAAAACTTATGTAGAGTTATGGTGTACTAATAATGCTATAACAGGAGATATTTACTTTAGATATAGTAATTATATTCCCCTTCCTGCTGACACTGATTATTTAACTTTATGGGTAAGAAGGATTGGAAATATATACGATATTATGTTGGTTAATTTAGGGCCTGTAATCCCCGTAGCCAAAGTTATAGGAGGTGGAGAGAATGTTTAGTTTCGTAGGTTACAACTTCGTACAAGATAGTAACGCCCTCGACCCATCACCTAGTAGTGTAAATAACATAACTAGCATTAAGTTACAGAATGGTATTTACGATTATTTTCATTTGACCAATAATGTAACAGCCGAATATTCTCCTATTGAGCCTTTAGAATGGGCTTATTTGGATATTATCAATGCTAATTTTAATGGTAATATCAATGGTGGTAACGTTGAGTTCTTATTGGATTATTTGACAGCTATCAAAGTAAAGAGAAGAATAAAAGGAACTTTCAACTGGGTAACTTTGAAAACAGTTCCAGTTAAAACATTTGATGATTTAAACTTCGTGTTTAGGGATTATCTTAACGGAAATTTTGTGGATTATGAGTATGCTTTGGTTCCAATTCTAAATGGGGCCGAAGGAGATTATATAACCAATAGTATTACCAGCCAATTTGCAGGAGTGTTCTTATGTGATAAGGATACTATATACAAATATTATGCTGGTGTTTCTTATGGTAGTGCAAAACGTGTGAAAAAAGTAGGAGTATTTGAAGCTTTTGGTAGTCAATACCCTATTGTAGTATCAAATGCTTTAACGAATTATCACTCTGGTAGTGTAAGTGGAACGATTCTTCCTAAAGATTATGATGAAACTAGAGCCTTAAATAGAATGGCGATTGTACAGCAAGGTAAAGAATTAATTGACTTTATTACAAATAATAAAGCGAAAATTCTAAAGGATTGGAACGGAAATGTGTGGCTTATTATGCCAATTGGAGAGCCAACTACCAGTTATAATAGTAGCTGGGGTATGGGTAAAATTGATGTAAACTTTGAGTATGTAGAGGTAGGAGATGCCAATTCAGAAAGTGATTTAATGTCACTGGGATTGATTGAACCATCGGTTGATACTTCTACAATTAATAAATAAAGAAAGGAGTAGATTAATATGGCTTTAATAATAAATCAAGATTTATATACAGTTACTAAGCAAAGAGTTAAAAATCGTCAGATAAAAATTAATCTACTCAATTATTCTTATCAGATTGTAGACGAAATAACAGGTAATGTTGTAAGTGGAACCATTAATGTTGATGCTAATAATGACCAGCGAAGGTCTTGCAACATTACCTTAGTTGTAGATGATAGGAATGAATTTGAGATTAAGAGTGGTGGAAAAATTTGGTTAGATAAGTACATTCAGATTTTTGTTTCTGAATTTAATTTCTTAACACAGGAATGGCAGTGGGTTAATTTGGGTATTTATATTATTAATACTCCCACATGGGCTTATGATGCTTCTACAAATGCTTTATCTTTTGAAGGTTTAGACTTAATGGCTAAATTAACAGGTGTAAGAAATGGATATATTAGTGATATGCCTACACTTATTCCCCAGGGAAGTAATGTACGTAATGCTATTATTGAAATTTTGAAATTGGCAGGAGTAGAAAAGTATATTGTAGAAGAATTACCTTATACTTTACCTTATGATATACAGGTAGATATAGGAGATACAGTCTATAATTTATTGGCTCAATTAAGAGATGTTGATGCTACAAAGGAAATCTTCTTTGATGTAAATGGAGTATTTAAATATCAAAGCATTCCTAGTGGTCATGATGAAGCGTCCCTTATAGATGATGATGTATGGAACATAGTTACATTGACAGAATCTATTGTTACAGATTTTGAATCAGTAAAAAATGTAATAAGAGTATTTGGAAAATCTCTTGACCCAACATATTTTCCTTCTGAAACTACATTATCTAGTAATATTATTAATTTAACAATTGCAGATTATCCTACTAATATCACAGAAGATACGAGTTTTACAGTAGGATGGGTAAATCCTATAACTATGAGCGGTAATCCTTTTATTAAGGTAAATAGTAATACTGCTTTACCTTTAGTTAATGAAGATGGAATCCCGGCAGTATTAGATAGAGGCAATCAATATTATGTTGCTAGATATCAGAATCAAAAATTTATATTTTTAGGATATCAGCAAATATATGGAGAAGCCAAAGATGAAAACCCTGAAAGTCCTTTTTATATAGGGAGCACTATAGGAGAAATTGCTATTCCTTTACAGGGTGGAGAATATGATAATATTTATACAAATGAATTAGCACGTCAAAGAGCAAAATATGAATTGTTTTTGCGAACAAGAATGAATGATGGAGTTAATTTAACATGTGTTCCTATTTGGTGGCTAGATGTAAATATAGTTGTTTCGTATACAGTAAAGGATACTAATACGCCAAAACAATATATTATTAAAAGCTTTTCAGCGGATTTGCAAGAAACTGGTGTTCAGAATATCAGTATGATATCTTATTATCCGCAATATGAATCTTTTTAAGGAGGTAAGAAATGAGTGTATTATATCCATCACTTTCTAATACAACGTTTCCAAATACTATTCAAAGTTTTGTAACTTTTTTGAATATTACTCCTACTGATGCTTCACTGATTCAAAAATATCAGCTTGCAGTACAGTCGGGTAATATGGAAGAAGCAGAAAGTATATTTGGACAAATACGGAATGGTAATCAAAAGATTATTGATGCTACTAAATTAAATACTTTGGTAGACACTACAGTTGCATTGGAAAACTTTTTTAAAACAGATGTATTTCCTTACATTGATGTTAAGCAGAATGAATGGCAGAATATTATCAATCTGTTTAATTATAAAGGAGTTTACAGCCCTGTTACTACCTATGTTAAGAATAATTTTGTAACTTTTGCTTATAATGGTGTAGAATATGTATATATTGCTACTGAAAATCCACCTGTAGGAGCAAACCCTACTAATGCCGCTTATTGGAGAAATCTTTCTGTTCGTGGTGAAAAGGGTGACTCAGGAGTAGGAATGTCATTCCTCTATGCATGGGATTCTACGGTTCATTATTCTGTACAAAATGTAGTAACTTATGGTAACTATGTATGGGGTGCGACCAAAGAGAATCAGAATCAGGCCCCTTTTGAGGGTTCAGAGTATTGGTCTAACATAGGTACGATTAGGCCCCGTGTAATCCCTGTTACCAGTTCTTACCCAGCTTTACAAGAGACAGGGGACTTATGGTTTAGAGTTTTATCAGATGGGGGGGGTATATAAAAGATGGAGAATCTATCTGATTTTAGTGGCACAAGTTTTGACATTATTAAATGGCAGGACTTAGCTTTAAAAAACGAAAATTTAAGACAACAGTTTATGCAGTATTTTAGAGAAGGATATTATTCTCAGGCATTAGCTCTTATTACAAATAATGTAGATATTGATTCAGAGACAGTAAGACCAGAAGTGTTTAATATGATAAATACTTCTTTAACTTATTTACAGAATCTTTATTATAATTCTGTAGAAGTAGTATTATCAGAAGATGAACAACAATTCCAGTA